AAGTGCTTCACATAGGTCAGAGTATACTTCTGAGTCTACAATGTTATCTACATTTTCGTCATAGATGAATGTGACATCTGCTTCAGATTCATCGATTAAAGTCTTCAATTGTAATTCCTTTACAATATCGAATACTTCATCAATATCTTTCTTTTTCTTCTTGTCCTTCTTCTTGTCTTTCTTTTTCTTACCACCGCAGCAACCTGCACCACATTCATTTACTTGTGTTGATTCTGCAATATCTCTTACCTTACATGTATAAACGATTGTCTTATATGCATCTAATGCAGACTTGCACTTTCTTCCAGAAATAACAAGAACACCATTCTTTACTTCACATCCGTTAGTGACCTGGAAACCTAAGCAATATGCAACGTCATTCCAGAAATCTCCTAAATCTTCATCTTGCTGGAAACCTGCTTCTTTCAATTCTCTTTCTGAAATACCACTTTCCAATAAGATAGAAATGATTTTCTTTCTGTCATCTACTGCAACATTAGTAAAGTCCTTAACGAATTCTGGATTTAAATCATTTCCAGTTTTATTTCTGTCAAATAGACCTTCATTTACCTTAGTAGATTCATCAACGTCGTCATCATCGTCTTCGCCGTCTTCATTATATTCTACTGGTTCAGCATCTTCATCTGAGTAGTAAATGTTTGTTTCTGGTCCCATGATTGATGGGTCTGCGACTTCAAAACCGTCAACTTCTGTTGTAGGAACATCTTCTTCTGTAGCTGGTTCTTCTGCATCTGTTTCAGTGTCAGAAATTACATTCAAATGAGCACCGCAACATGGGCAAACAGGATCAGCCAAGTCTAATTCATATTCTTCATCAGGATCTGGTTCTGCATCTGGGTCTGCTTCAGCGTCGTCACCTTCAGCATCTTCTGCATCAGCTACTGCATCTTCAGCGTCTGCAACAATATCTTCTTCAGATTCTTCTGGAGCGATTACACCTGTTCCACCACAAGTTTCACATTCTTCTCCATCTTCATCTTCACCAGTACCGTCACAGTCTGGACATTCAATTTCTTCAACTGCTTCTACATCAGCATCTTCTGCAGTATCGTCAGTTTCAGTTTCATCTTCTTCGACTTTGTCATCATCGTCATCGTCTTCTGAAGCTTCACACAACCATGCTGCTTTCTTAAAATATAAATCATCGAATTTGTTCATATTAAATATCTCCTTAGTATATTTATAAAAATTAAAATTAATGAATATGTTTTAGCATTTCAATGATTTCATTTTCGATATAATAAGGATCGATTTTAATGTTATCATTGGCTAGTTTATTTGCTATCGCATTTGCTTTGACTTTTACAATTCTCTTTAATTGAGGATCTGTATATTCAAAACGAGTATTATATTCTGGTTCTATATTACCATTTGCATCGTAATATGGTTCATGAACAGCTAATTCAGTTTCGTAGATATTCAATGCTTCTTCACCGCAAATATCTAGTAAGTAATCTGAAAAAGCGTTCTCTTTTAAAAACTTGTTTTCAGTTGTTAACTTCAAATCTTGTCCAAATTGATTCTTTACTGAGTCAACAATCTTTAATCGTTTACCACAGCAAGGACAAACTGGATTTGTCAATGATATATCATAAGCAACTTCTTTAGTTACTTCTTGTGTACCATCGTTAACTTCTGTATAGTTATCTAATTCTAAATTATCCATTGTCCATCTCTACACTTATATTATCAATACTTACTGCATTGATACTAATATATTTATATAGTTTCTTATTGTCTTCATTTCCTGGTGCAATACGATAATGTTTTTCTTCTGTATCGCCGTAAATTGGGTTCTTATATTTGAAAGTACCACCACATTCTGGACATGGAATATAAAATAGACCATTAATTACCTTATTATAAGGACTACAATTTGGACATTGTTTTAATTCAATCATATCTTCTAATTCATCAGGTACAGCTGTACCATATTCTATTTCTTCACCTACTTTCTCTGGAATCCATAAAGTACCACTTTTAGGAATAGATGTTGAATGGAATGTATAGAATTGTACTTTTTTAACAGTGTCTTGTATAGTAATATAACCTACAACATAATTACTACGACTATCAGTTGTAGCAATTGGAGTTGTATTACTTTCATTATAAGTATAATCTTTCTTTGCTTTATATGTAGTACCTAAACCTAAACATGTTGGACATACAACATAGCCAGTGTCATGACAATGATCACATTTTGCAATGTTATAGTCTTCTCTATGTGTATCTTCTAGATAACCTACACCATTACATACAGGACAAACATCTTTTACGATAGTTGGATTGTTCATAATATCGTAAATTACTTCACCTTTAGAATTTACCTTATAGACATCAATTTCACCTTCACCATTACACATTTTACATGTATGTTGAAGTTTAACACCTGTCTTTCTATAATCTAATTCTAAATCTCTATCATGATGACCAACTTCACCATAATATGGATAATATCTATTATTCATATTCAATGTATATTTTTCTTGAGATACATGATTATGGTTATGTTCACCTCTATTAATAATTTCTTCTTTTAGATTATACTGACATGGATTTTCTAGAGTATTATTTTCAAAATACTGCTTTTCAATCCACTTTGGATCAAAGAATATTCTTGACCATGCATCTTTAGGACCACCAGCTACGTTCTTATCTTGACCTCTAAATGCATAATATTGAACGAAATTGTCTGGTAATTCAATTCCTCTATATAATTGATTCTGATATTGCTTTCTAATCTTGTTCTGTTCAGTTCCAGTCAATCTATCCCATTTTGGATAAATCTGATGGAAATCAGTGACAAATTGTAAATTATTATTAACATCACGTGGAACGTCAACATAATTCCACATTTGACCATAACCTAAATATGCTTTCTTATAAGTTAGTTTACTTCCATATACAGTGCATGCTGAATATCCAATAGGTTCAGCTGAAGTTGTATAAAGAATTAAATCTTTCTTTATATCTTCATCCATCAAATTAGTTGGTAATAACAACTGATTTTTATTTGATATTCTTGGATCTGCTACATCATTTAATTGTAAACCATACATTGATAGAGGTTTTACATACTTATGCTTATAATATAAGTATCTGATATTAATACCAGTTCTACCACATGTTGGACATAGTAAATCATTTGACTGTAATTCATAGAATGGTGATTCACCTTTATAAGGATAATTAGCCCAGTTATTAACTCTATTCTTATATGGGTTAATTAGACCAACACCAGAACAAGTTCTACATACATGACGATATGCAGATAAGCCATTCCAACAAATGTTGTTATGGACTTTCATATCAGTACCTTTATTAAAATAGTCTGTATCAATAAATGGAGCTTGAGTTAAAACAAAATTATCCGTATATTGATATGTACCAGGAGTAGTAAATGTTAATGCAGAACCAGCTGACAATGTATCATGTGCAGAGAAACTTTCTTTATAATAGATAGCCTTTACTTCTCTATTAGTCATAAAGTTATGGAAATTATTTTGCCATTGCCATTTCTTATCAGCTTCAGGTTTTCTAATTTCTGCAGTATCAATATTACCTTCATACAGATAGAAAGGTTCATATTGAATTGGATCACCATTACGTGTTGTATTATGTTGCACGTCATAAGCACTTTCATTTAAAGTTAACCATACATACTTATTTGGTACTGCATCAATTATATCATTATGGAACTGGAAAACACCTTCAAAGAAACCATTTTTAGGTGTATTCCAATACAACATATTTTGTGTTTCCTCATTTGGGAAATAATTATATCTTGACTTATATGGGTCTTTAATATAATTATATGCTTGTAGATAACTAATATCAGTATCTTTGTTATCATCTATAATTGCATTATAAGCACTATGAATTTGATTATCTCCTAGATAACCTACGTGCATACATGTATTACCATCTAATACATTTTCCAAATTGCCAATATCAGACAAGTTATTCAATTCATTATAATAATTTGTCTTTAAATGGTATATACCATTTCTTGATGGCATAACTGGTAAATTTTCATCCTTATATAGGATGAAATTCATAATTTCATCATAATTCCAACTATATTTTGGTGAGTATTCAAAGGTCTTTGTCTTTGAATGCAACATATAGTTAAGAATTTCTGCTGGCTTACTATTGCCATTATTTACATGCACCATGATATTTTCATATTCACCATTTGGATCTTTATGACCTTTCATATAAGCATGCAAATATGTTCTAGTAATAGTATTAGGTGCATCTAAATAACTACTATGTCCAGTTTGCCAGCCACTTATATAAGTTGCTTCAACTAAATCTTTAATTGGTGGTAGATTTATTTCAACTGTTATATTAGATAAATTTTTATATGTAAATGTATCTTGAACTGTTGTATATTCAGTTTCTGATAATGTTGCTATGAATTCTCTTTTAATTATTCTATTATCACGGTATGTAAATGTTTGACCACCTAATGTAGTAGCTTGTTGTTTTGATTCACCTACCTTATGCAAACAATATGTAATCTTATAATCATTATCTTTAATTTTTTCTGCTGTAATACCTTGATCTAGACGTTTTGTTGAAGGTGCACCAGCATGCACAGTAGTTTCAACAGAAAAAACTGAACCATTTAATAAGAATGGAGCACCATAAGCAGCGTGTTCATTATCATAAATTACTTGATCATAAGAAGATTTAACTAATGGAATTTGTTTAACTGTTTCGTAAGCTGTACCTTTATAAATTATTTCAGAAACATTCATATTATCTTCAGTTGTACAATTACTGCAAGTTGATTGGCCAACTACACCTGTACCAAAACAATATGGACAAATTGTTCTATCAATACTTGAATTCAATGTTTCAGAATAAACAGCACCTGAAATATAAGAATTCCAAGTATATAGCTGTGATACTTCTTTTGATTCACCTAAATATAATGTATCTTCATCTTCAAATAAATCATCAAATGCAGATGTAGTTCCATCTTCTAATTTAATTGCTTTATTATCAATAATATCATAAGTTGGCACACCAAAATCAATATCTTCACCAGATAAACTTTTAATTGTTGTAGGATAAGAAGTCCATGGAACTTGCGCAACATGACCTTCATCCAAATTCATAAAGCCCCAAACAATATCAGAAGCAGTATTTTTATAGACTTTATATTCATCATCTTTATAAACTTCTGTCATGTTTGGTAAACTATTGATATTATCAACTACCATTGGAATTTCACCCAAAAGATTACTATCCTTTGGATCATCACAATAATTATATACCTTAATATAACGATATACAGGTTCACAACATAGTGGGTCTACATTATCACTATGTGAACACATATAAATGAAATTATTTTTTCTTCCATTTCTTAATACTTTTATCCATCCATGACCATATCCAGAAGTATCTAATTCGATATTTCCATCAACATCATAGCCAAGTCCTCTCAAACGACTTGTTAAAGTATCATAAGCAGTCTGCAATTTAAATTTAGGTTTATTATTACGTGATATTATCATATCATATTTATAAACAAAAAAGACTCTATCTTTCGATAGAGTCTTAAAACAAAACAAATTGTCAAATAAATTTTATTTACTTAGCAGTCTTTTCGTCTTCGTCAAAGAGCTTTTCAACGAACTTTGCCTGAATAAGTGCATTCAGATCAAAGCCATCGCCCTGAGTGAGAGCCTGATAAGTCAACAGCTTGCCAATGGTAAGTTCCTTACCGCTGTCAAGGTCCTTCAAGAGCTTTTCAGTCTGCTTAGCCTGAATAATCTCATTAATATCAATTCCCTTGCCAGTCGTAATGCCCTGCATAATGGTCATCTTGGTAAGAGGAATATCCTTTCCATTGCCGACAGCATCCATCATCTTTTCAGCCATCTTAGCCTGGAGAATTGCATTGACGTCAATCTTAGTATTAATCGTCATCTTGTTCTTTGTGTTATTTTCATTTGCCATATTAGCATCTTCCTTTTTAGTTAATTTGTTTTTGTTATATTTTTCTTTGATTTTGTCCATCATGCGTTCACATTCATCAACGTCATCTAAATTGCCATCATAAAATGCTCGCATCTTTCGTTTATTCAACTGGACTAAATCTTCTTCACTATCACGATCCATCATTTTTGCATCCTTTGTTATTTTATCGAGTGCCCTTTCTAAGGTCTCATGACGGTGTCGTTCTTTTAGTTCTTCTTCTCGTTTCTTTCTAGCCTCTTCTACTAATTGTCTCCGTGCATACTCTTCTTGCATACGTCTGGCTTCTTCCATTTCATATCCAAATCGCTTATACACAGAGTTTTCATAGAAATCATCATCTTTAGGCTTGAGTGGATCTATCCACTCGCCCCTATTGATAATGCTTTGATTGGCTAGTGCATCTTCTATACCAGCCATTGACCTCCTTAGACGGCTTCATCGAGTTCATTTTCCCAATCAAGGTCCATATCATCGGACAGCTTGAGAAGTTCCTTCAAATTAGCCGGCTTAATAATGTTCAAATTATAACCGAACTTGTCCTTAATACCTTCATCGAAGTGCAGTTCATAAAGCGGCTGAAGGTCCTTGTAAGAGTAAGCTGCGATAACTTCACCATTCTTCATGATAACGTTGTGTTCACACCACTTATTCCAATCCAGCTTGTACTTCTTAGCAATTTCAGAAATCTTTGCACCGATCTTGAACTTCTTCAGAGATACGTTAGCAACTTCATCACATTCTTCCGCAGCCTTAGCAGCGAAGTAAGCATCAAGGTGCTTCAGAATGTTACGGTCAGTAATCACATGCGGAATCTTATTGAAAGTCACGGACTTACCATTGTACCAGTTCATTTCAATACCGTTCATGAGCAACTTTTCTTCAACCTTGCTCATCTTCGTAATGTATTCTGCATTCTTGACCTGGAATTCCTTGTCCATAACCTTTTCAGACAAAGCGATAAGGTCCTTGTAAACCTGTTCCTTTTCGTTGCGGAAACGGTCAGCGGAAACAACGTAGATGAAGTCACGAGAGCGGGTAATCTTACCACGCTTGGACTCAGCAATCTTACGATAAATACGCATACGCTTTGCAGACGGACCCTTAACGAGATTATGAGACTTAAGGAAAGCGTTGAATTCGATCTGTTCATCAACAGTCAGCGGTTCAACATGGTCAATAATCTTACCAATTCCACCCTTAGCAACAATGCGACCCTTTGCATTGCGCTTTGCAACGACCTTCTTCTTGGCCGTAGCCTTCACAGTCTTCTTAGCAGTCTTCTTCACAACCTTCTTTGCATTCTTCTTCATAGCAACCTTCTTGTTAGAGTTCTTGACAGTGTTCTTGGTGGCGTTGGTGTTGTTCTTCATAGTTATACCTTTTGTAAAGTTGTTTAGTAGTATCTTTTATTTTAACAAGTAAAATATACTTAATTATTGGCCCTTTGGAAACCCCTTTTTTTGTAAAACTTTCTTTACATTCCTTTGAAATTTTTGTCATTTTATGTCAAAATGTCATATTTTGACACTTCCAAAGGTTTTGTAAACTAAAGTTTACATTCCCTAGGGGTAGGTTTTGACTACTTTTCCATTTTCATCTAATTCTTGCGTATATGCGACGTCAGTCGTCATATCATCGATATGGCCAGAACGAGCATCAATTGACTGTTCAATTTCTTCCAAAGCCTTTTCCTGGGCTTCCTCATAATCATTTGCTTCTACTTCAATTGACCATTCGATAGTCTTTGTACCAATTACATTAAACTTAGGCATTATTTATCTCCTTTTGAATAGATTGCCATACATTCTGCCATGATTTCTAAGAACGTGATATGGACTTCATCACCATTCTGCTTGAATAGGAATGCTTTTCCACCAGCTTCATTCCACTGTTTTACATTATCTTCATTGTCATCAATAAGAATAGACTGACTATCTGCTTCTTTAAACTTCATGGAGCCTTTATTGATAATCTTAATCATATCTTCTTTGATTTCTGGAAAATGCTTTTTAAGGAATTCACGTTTACCATCTTTACCTTCTTGAAGATAAATGGCCGACATGATACCAATTTCAATATCAACACCAATTTCCGCAGCATCTTTAACAAAGCCATTAATCTTGTTATAAAGAGACAGACCATAAGGAATTACTTCCATATCTGCCCAGAATGACGGACCAATTGCTTTGAGCTTAAACCAATTAGGTTTGCCCGTTTTCTTATTACGGCCTTTGACTTCTTCAATCTTCTTGTCAAAATCAGCCAACACGCCGTCCATATCAAAATAAATTTTAATCATTTATCTACCTTAAATTTCTTATTATCATCAAGTGATAAAAGCCAATTCTTAAAATGACCTTTAGCCAAACGAATATATTTGTCTCTGAATGTATCAAATGCAGTAAAACCTGCAGCATCTTCAGAGTTATGTTTAATGAATTCACTATAATCATTGATAAATGCTTTCGCATACTTCAAAGACGGACAAATGTATTTAAACCAATTCCATTTGCATTCCCTATGATTATAGCCAAAGTAAACATCAAACATATAATAAATTTTGTTTACATACACTGGGTTATATGCACATGTTCCTGTGTAGGCTGTGATATAGTCCAGAGGAACGATATGGCTTAGAACTACTCTCATATCATGATTTGTTGGGTCTGGAATAGTTGTTTCCCATTCATTCACTAAACATGCTTTGTCCAAATTTAGTGACTTAAATAGGTTTTTGATTTCTTCACTATTCCGACGAATTCCATCATTTACAGGCTTCATTATAAACCTGCCTTTTCCATACAACGTTCAAAAATCTTGTATTCTTTTGTTGCCTTACGACGTTCAATTTCTTTTAGTGCTTCCTGACGAACATTTTCATTATAATTCTGAATGCTATCAAGTTCAGCCTTATAGAAATTCCTAGCAATTGTAGTTGATTTAATATCAGACTCACATGCTATTAGACGAGCCTTATACTTGTCTTCTATCTTCTTAACATCTGTCTTTACAGTCTCAATTTGCTTTTGATCCTGGCGCATCTGATAATGCATACCAAGTGGGAATGCAATAGCACAACCAAACAAATAACAAACTATATACCATTTCATTATGCAACACCTTTATTAATAATACTTTTCCCAAACTTCCTGATCCATTCCATAGTCAAGAAGGATAATCTTTCCAGCCTTATTCACACCAAGCTGGTCATCGTAAATATCATGAATTTTGTTCTTCCAGATGAAAGTAGCCAATTCCTTGATTTCCTTAGCGAGCTTTTTGAAAATAGCCGGCTTATATTTGGCTTCATCTTTCGTTTCTCTGATAAAGTCTTTAACAATGTTTTGGACCTTCTTGGCCGTGTAATGTTCATTTACGTTAATATCGACGTAGTCAGAAAAATTGTCAGCGTTAATGTTCACATCCTTATCTTCAAGGAAGCGGTTCAGAGAAGAGCAACGTTCTACGATAAGGTAATAACCCTTTGGGTGATACAATTTGATTTTTGCAACACGGTCAGGCGACTTTTCGAAAACTCGAAGTTCTACCAAGTTTTGAGCCATTCCACGACGGTCTTTTGCCATCTTAATGACAGTATTCTTATCGAGTGCCCAAACTCTGCGAGAAGAGCCAGAACCGATTTTGTAGTATTTGTTATAAAGCACATCAAAAATCTTGTCG